ACAGGCCATCGATATGCTTGTTGAGCAGTAGGCCATTGAGTGACGTGGTGGCTTCTTCTTCATCCTTACAGTGACGCAATGGCTTGATATGACTAGCGACCAGGGATGGCTTATGACACCAGCCGGTGAGCTGGCACACCCGCTGTGTCCACAAAAGGGTTTCCCGGAACGTGGACCGGACAGCATTCATCTGAGCCTTGTCCAGGCTTTTGTAAAACGGCGTGTGGTCTATCCTGTCGCCGTAAAATTTGTTGGGGTTATCAAGCCCCAGCTTTTTGAGCTGTGCTCCCAATGTTTCCATTGTCTACCTTCCTTTTCTCGCCGGTGCCGTCACACTTGGGGCAATGCTCTGACTGCACACAACCGTAGCCGTCTGGCATATAAACCCAGCCGTCTTTGCAGCGGGTGTAGCTGTTGGACCAGGTGCAGCGCTCTACAGTGTCAGCCATGTGCCACCCACCAGGTTCTTTGCTTGTTCGATTGGCACCAGGACGCACCTGGCTCTCATGCCGACATCGCCGGTTTCAATAGGCCGCAGGTTCAGTGTCTCGACCATTGAGCGCACAAAGCTGGTGCGAACTATCCAGGCCTCATCGCCAACCCCGTGTATCCACAAGTCCGGGCATGGCCCTTTCGGATGGATGCCGCGTGGCTTGCCGCCGTCCCAGACTTGCATGGCCAGGCGCTTGGTACTGGTGGCCATTGCATCGAACTTGCACTCGCCGGTGAGCGCCAGGCTGCCGTAATATGGCACCTCAATGTTGATGCGGAGGTCGTACTTTCTATCAGTGGGCTTCCATGCCTGATGGCCCTGGCCCTCAAACAGCTCAATGATGCGCCGCTCAAACGCCTCGCCCTGGGCCAGCTTCCTGTCCCAATCAACTGGCATAGGTGCCTTCTGCATATTGTACGACCTAGCCATAGCTTTAGGCTGGACCCTTCAGCAATGTATATAAATCATTGTAGGCCTTTTCCAGCTTGGCATCATGGAGCATCAGCTCCCGGTATCGCTTGACCCCATAGTAGATAGTAGAGTGGTCACGGTTTAACGCCCGGCCAATATTCATAAGTGACTGATAGCTCAATTCATGGGCCAGTAAGCACACCAGAAAGCGCTGGCGTGATAGCTCCCGGACCCGGCTCTTGCCCAGAATGGCCTGGGTTGGCACCCCGGAATATTCGGAGACAGCGATTACAATGTCTTTGACCGATACTGTCGGGGCGATATCTCGCAGATTTTCGTTCCGGGATATATAGCTTCGACTAGCTTTTTCTTCAGCCGGTAGATGTCCGTCTTGTAACCCTTCACGTCCTCCACTACTTGGCAACCAGCTTGGCCGTCTGGACCGCTCGCTGCTCTGTCGAAATATCTGAAATCCGCTAAATAGTCGCATACTTTCCTCCCGTTGATTTCGCATCTGATGCGTGGATGCACCTCAAGATGCGTGATGTCTCCTGCCTCAAGGCGGGGCAGGAGGGTGTGCTTGTAATGCTTGGCCTCAGCCTGGCTGTCGAATACATAGCCATCCAGCTCGACCTTCTTGTTGCGAAACTTGCTAGGCGACATGGCCGGCAGCTCTCTCAGCTCGCTCAAGCTGCTCGGTGTCTTGCTCAGCCAGTGCCTCGCGCAATAAATGTTCGACCAATGATGCCGTTGAACGCCGCTCTGCCTTTGCCCTGGCATTGAGCTGGGCCTTCAATCCCTCATCAATCCTGCAAAATAGTGTCACGTTTTCAGACATTTATAATTTTCCTGTGCAAATGTTACGTCTGGGTCTTGTACAAGTGCTATCACAGTGCTATCTATTGTGTATAGACGTACAAAACGCAAACGTAAGAAAAGGACACAAAACGATGCTTTACCAAATCCAGACAGCCTTCGCCGACCTAGACGCCCAGATGCTGGAGCGTCAGACAGAGTGGGCAATGGAGCGGTTCGATGAGCTGGCCGCTGCTCGCAAGGATGGCCGGTTTGCTGACCTTGACGTTTTTGAGCGCGGCGCTCGTCTCGTTGAGCTTGCCGGTGGCAAAAAATGGTATGAGCAGATTACCGGCGGCAACAAGCAGATGCTCGCTGAGTTCGTTGCCAAGAACGTGGCCGCCATCATTGAGAAGCGCAACGCTCGCATCGTTGCCGCTCTGACAAAGCAGGGCATCACAGAAATCCCTGCTTTCACTCTTTATCACCATGGCAACGGTTATGAGGGCTTCTTCAAAGTAGCCGGTCACCAGGTGACTATCCATACCATCATCGCTGGAGGCTACAACATCCAGTGTCTGCATGAGCGCACACTTATCGCGGCAAAGGCGGCGGCCTAACGGCCCCGCTCCACCGAGCCAACAACCTTGAAAGGAGGTTTCCATGCTCATCAATCAATTCCATTTAGTCCCCCGCAAGTACCATCACTTGCTTGAGGACGTGCAGGAGGACAACGGTTGCGTTGAAGTCCTGCTCAAGCCCGGCATCGAATACGATGTTGGTACATCCCTGGCTTGCTATGAGCGCGGTGAGTTTTGTCGCGCTGACGGCACTCCCAGCGAGGCGCTGCTCAAACGCTGCATCTCTGATGAGATTAGCCGCACTGTCGAGATACCGCTCGACCAGTGGCACACCAATCACTAACGGCCAGGTGGGGCCTAACGGCCCCGCTTGACCTGTACAAAAGCCTGACGTAACGTGTACGAAACAGGTAAATCGCTAGGAGGATAAAATGTTAACCGCAACCCGTGATGACCATGGCGAGAGCAAGACCGGCAAGTTTGCTTGCTATGTCCGGGTCTCAACCGATGAGCAGGACGTGGCCAACCAGGAGCATGGCATTACCGCCTGGCTGAATGGCGGCAAGCAGGATGTCCAATGGTTCCGGGAAGAGGGGGTCAGCTCCGGCGAGGACTGGCACAACCGCACAGTCTTGCAGGATTGCTTGAAGCACTGCCGCAAGACCGGGGCCACGATGGTCATCTATTCTCTTAGCCGGATGAGCCGTAAGCAATGGGAGGCCTTGCGCTTTTTTGAGCAGGAGGTCAGCTCCGGCAAAATCAAACTGGTCGTGGTCGATGACCCGACCTTGGATGAGACCACTGTTGGTTTCAAGGCCATGTTTGCCCAGCATGAACGCCAGCAAATCCGCTCGCGCACCAAGCTGGCGCTGGACCGCATCAAGAATGAGATTGCCGACAAGGGCAGCTATGTGACCAAGGAAGGCCGCACCATCACCAGCCTCGGTGTCCATGACGGCCTATCTGAAGCCGGCCAGAAGGGGGCTGATGTCTCCAAGGCAAAGGCTGACGCAAGAGCCAAGGACATATGGCCGGTGATGTCGAGCTTGCTAGAGCAGGGGGTCAGCTACCGGGGCATAGCCCGTGAGCTGAACCGCATGAAGGTGGCACCACCATCCCGCCGCCGCAACCCGGACATTGCCCGGCCTACCGAATGGCATGCCAGCTCTGTCAGAAACTACGCACTCAGGATGAAAGGAGTAAAATAATGAAATCACAACATATCAATCAGGACAATGATTGGGCCACCGCTCCCCCCGTACTTGATGAGACCGAAAAGCTGCTCTGGAAAACCTACTACCGACAGCTTGCAGAAATCCAGGTTGCCATTCACCACGACAGACACACCCGGATGACATCGAAATTGCAACGATACTTTAATTCATCGCCAATAAAAAACACTTTAGCGCGGGTGTTGTACTTGTCAGAAGTTGACAAGCAGCTTGTCAGTGTTTCGGTAGTGGCAGAGAAATTATTCACCTCGCGGCAGACTGCGCTGGGGATGCTGAATGACTGCGTTGCAGAGGGCTGGGCCTATTGCAATGATGGCTCTCCAAAGCGTTATGCAGCAACGCATGAGCTGGTAAATGCCTTTGAGCTGTACGCCAACTTTCAGCTCCAGCGGGTGGAGGATTCTGGTATGTATGAGGCCCACTCAGCTCTATCAAATTATAGGGCGCTGGCTGACAAGCTGCTTAACAAGTCATGACAAACTGCTTGATATTTTATACGCCAAACAAAGCTGGTACATAAAGCATACGGAGTGAGCTAATGAGGATGAGCCGCAAACAGAAACTGAAGATGAACCCCACTGTGCGAGCCATGCGTCACGGCCTGATGGTCTTTAAGCGCCGGCTGGAAATCCAGATGTGGCATATCGAACATCTGGATTTGAGCATCGATGTCCTGGAGGAGCTGGTGGAGCAGCTCAAGGGCATCCGGGGTTTGAACTCAGCGCGGAATGTCGATAAATTAATTCACGCCCAGGGCCTCATTGTCGGTGCTAACAAGCACCTGGCGCAAGCCAAGCCAAGAGACCCGCGAGTACGAGGGGCAGAGCTTCTAGTCTATGACCCGGGCCTGATAGACCGCAACGGTCACGATAAATTGCAGGAACGCGAGGACTTGAACGAACCCCATCAAAAGCCAGACGGTGGGTATGGCCTCTGACAAAATACGTCTAGAGTATGCCCACCCTACAACTTGAAGCTCAGTGGAGGATTGAATGAAGTTTTGTCGCATAATGTATATTAGCCCAGTGGACGCTGGATTCCAGCTCAGCCTGTCCAGGCTGGCCTGGCAGACAGCCAAGGCTGTTGGGGCAGGAATCCTGATTGCACTGTTTCTCATTGAGATATGGGCCTTTTTTTGGTTCATGTGTGCGCTTGATGATGTCTGTTACGCCGCCAACAGTGGGGGTGTCTGATGCCAAAGTTGACAGACACCGCTACAGAAATTGGTAGCAGCGCCGCCGGTGCAATCGTTTTGCACAAGACCGCTTTCCAAACCCGGCATGATATCTTGCATGATACCAAGATGGCCAAGGCCGGGGTCGAGACCATTGACCGCATCAAAAACCACAACGCACTTAGGCGCGGCACCCACATGGAGCCGGCGGTTGCGAGCTGGGCGCAGGAAATCATTGAGGGCATGGTCAATGGTAAGATTGAGATGTGGGAACCACGCGAGCCATTCCGTAGGCCTGACCTTCGCATTGCCAGCTCAGTGGACCGCGTCATTAACCTGCATGATAAGCAGCTCACCCTGACTGACAAGCAGCAAAAAGAATACAGCTTTGAGGGTGAGGGCATCTGTGAGGTCAAGACCGACTACTACCACCAGGGCAAGCCCAAGCCAGAATGGATATTTCAAGTGTTGCACCAGCTCGTTTGCACCGGGCTGGGTTGGGGCATCATTGTTTGCGCTGACCAAAGGGGGAAGCTGAACATCTACCCGGTGCCAAAAG